GGGGGTATAGTATAATAACTATATATAGCATATATATAATATATATATATATAGCATACATGCAGGAACCGGTAGAATGGGAGTAAGTTTAGATTTCATAGCAAATTTGCCTTTAGAGTTGCAGGAGGATATTCTTGAGATGATATCGAAGAGGGTAAACAAGGAGTATCCTTTGGAGATAGATGACAAAGTATATTTTGTAGAGAAGCCTGTAGCTGATTTGGTAAAGCAGTTGACTAATAGGTGTATTAGATGTGAGGAGAAATTAGAGAGGGAGCATGGAATACAAAAAGATTAGGGGTAATAGACATTACGTTTATGACAGTAAAGAAGAGTTTATGCAGCATATGGCTCATCTTGAAGGAACGAGATATACAGATAAGAAGATAGTAGATAATTGGAGGGATGGTGCAGAAGGTGATTGGGTGTTAAGTGATGATGACAGGGTAGTACAGTTATTGAAGGTAGCAGCATTGAATCATCCTAATGACAGGAAGAATTACAAATGGGCAAAGAATTATGTAAGGACGATAGTAGGGACGTTTGTCAATAATGAGAAGACATTTATGGATACTGATTTCGACCAGCATCCTAATAGGTACACATTTTCTAAGAAGATAAAGTACACTAGTAAGAGAGTAAAGAAACGTAAGAAGGTGACGAATAATGAAAAGATATTCGCTACTAATGTTGTTTCGGGAATGGGCCCGGTTAAAGCTTATATTGATGCGTTTCAAACTGTTACTGATGAGAATAAAGCTAGGAAGAAAGCATTAGTACTTTTAAAACAGGAGCGAGTAATGCAAGAAATAGAGAAGTCTGTATTAGACGTAGCTAAAGAGCTAGGAGTAGATCACAGGTATATACTTAACAGATTAAAGACATTAGCAGATGATAGTGAAGATGATAATATTATACTGCAGTCTACAAAAGAGCTAGGCAAGATTATAGGTACATCTACGAATACAGTAAAGCAGAGAGATGTAGGAGTCTTTGGGATGTTCCAAGGGTTCTCTCCTGAGCAGTTAAGTGATGCTAAAGGAGAAGTTCTACCAGATGCGCCTAAAGAATTAGTGTTAAATTCCTCAAAGGAATAATATGCCTGATTCTTATACAAATTCTGGATTCTCCAGCACAAAAGAGAAACCTAAGAAGAAGAAACGAAATGTATTTTCTAAAGAGGAGATACAGAAGATACATGATGATGCTTTTAGTAAACCATGGGAAGAGAATGCCAGGAAGGCTGAAAGTATAGTATGGCGTAAGGCAAATCCAGATGCTCCAACTACGATGGGACAGTGGTTTGCTAAAGAGAGGCTGCCATCTAAAGAGAAAGACCCTGAATTAAGAAGGAAACAACAGAGAAATCTTGCATTCCTAATTGATATGTTTGTCCCTCAAGATGTAGAAGAGGGATTGCTAGGTGCTGTTGGTAAGGTTTTTTCTTTATATAGAGGACAAGTGACAGCTCCACTTGAGGATATGATCAAAAAGACTAAGAGAGGATTAAGGATCACAGGAGCTGGTCAATATACACCAAGTGAACCAAATACTTTATTTACAGCATTAGACATGATGGAGGCAAGGAAATATCCAATGACAGCCGATATTAAATCAGGCAAAATGCTAAAAGACTTTAAGAAATTTCTTGGCAGGCCTCTTGCCCACGGACCTGAAGGTGATCTATTGAATGAAGAACTGATGAATAAGTTTAGAGCTGGAGTATCTGGTATTTACGAATTTAGAGCTCCAGAGAGATTCATTATTGAAGAAGCTCGAGCTGGTAGACATTTTGGTACAAAGAAGTTTTTTGATTACGAGCCAGGGGGTCATGTTATTTTGAAAGAAGGCATAAAACCAGGATATATAAGAAACTTCTATCCTTATGACCAGGCATTACCAGTTGGTCAAGCAAAGATAATGAAATCATTGAGAGATTATTATACTACTGGAGCATCTTTGTTCTAATGAACATAAACAGTAGAAACGTATCTGAAGCAGAAGAAGTATTCGCACTAGCACAAAAAGATTTAATATCATTCGGCAAGCTGTTTCTTCCAGACGACTTCACCCGTAGCGAAACCCCTCCATTCCACTATGAGGTCGCAGATTCCATCGATAATAAAGAAGTTAAGCAGCTTGCTATTATTCTTCCTCGTGGTCACGGTAAGACTGTACTAACAAAAGCATCAGTCTTAAAGGACTTTGTATTCTGTCCTCGTGATGATATGTTCTTTTACGCTTGGGTATCAGCTACCCAGAAGCTCTCAGTAGGTAATATGGACTATATAAAGCATCATCTCGAGTATAATGATAGATTCCTATATTACTTTGGTAAGATGAAAGGGCCTAAGTGGACAGAAGAGGATATTGAACTTTCAAATGGTTGTAAACTAATATCTAAGTCAAATGTAGCAGGTATTCGTGGAGGTGCAAAGCTTCATAAGAGATACGACTTGATCATCCTTGATGACTTTGAACATGAAGCAAACACTATAACAAGAGATGCTCGTGATAAGAACGCTAACCTTGTAACTGCTGTTGTCTACCCTGCTATTGAACCTCATACTGGAAGATTAAGAGTGAATGGAACCCCTGTACACTATGATTCTTTTATAAACAACCTCTTGATTAACCATGCTAGAGCTGAATCCGATGGAGAGGACTTTGCATGGAAGCTTATAACATATAAAGCTTATACTGATAATGGTAGCCCTCTTTGGGATTCTTGGTTTCCTTTGTCTAAATTAGAGGAAAAGAAGAAATTCTACAGGGATTCAGGCCAAGCATCCAAGTTTTACCAAGAATATATGATGGAAGTACAAAGTGCTGAGGATGCATTATGGACAAGAGATCATATAAAGTATTGGAAAGGTTATTATGACTATGATGCTGATGAGAACCAGAGCTTTCTTGTAGTAGAAGGTGAGAGATTCCCTGTTAATTGTTTTACAGGTTGTGACCCTGCGACAGATATTGATACAAAAGAGTCTGATTTTTCTGTCATAATGTGTATAGCTGTAGATAATGATAATAATCTATATGTTCTTGAGTATGAAAGACACAGAAGTATTCCTACAATAGGCGCTAAGAACGATGAGAACGAAATAATAGACCGTAAAGGTGTTGTAGACTATATATTAGAGATGCATCAGAAGTACCATTGCATATCTTCTACTGTAGAAGACGTAGCAATGAACAGAAGCGTCTTCCAAGCCTTAAATGATGAGAGAAGAAGGATAAATAAGTTCGATGTAGCTGTAATTCCAGAGAAGCCAGGAGGAAGACAGAAGATAAATCGCATATATAGTGGACTTTCAGGCAGATTTAGCATGGGAACGGTGCATTTAAGGGAAAATATGTTTGATTTAGTGAACGAAATTGTTACTTTTGGACCAAGAATGGCTCATGATGACACTATAGAGGCTCTTTTTTATGCAAACTTACACGCATTTCCGTCTGATTTAAGCAGAAATGATGAAAAAAAGACTTGGTTTAAGCAAAAAAGAAGAGCAAAGAGCTGGATCGTAGCATAAATAACAAAGAGGTAAGAAAATGCCAAACGTAGGTAAACTATCACAACCAAAGCCGAAGAAAAAGAAGAAGCCGTCATTAAGGGCTAGGGCTAAAGAAGCATATACGAAGTATAAAGGTAAAAAAGCTGGTAAGAAAGCTGCTAAGCAAACGAAAGGAATGGGCGGTTTTGAGTCTCCTGGATCAATAACAAAACAGCCTAAGAAATCAAGATTCCAATTAACTGGTAGACCTAAGACTAAAACATACAGAGAAAAGAATGTTGGCGTAGAGAAGACTAAAGGCGGTAAATATCCTACATACAAAAAAGGTGGGAAAGCTGCTGGTAGTTTTAAATCAACATTCGCAGCTAAATGCAAAGATGGAGCTACAGGTTTTACATGGCAAGGCAGGAAATACAGCTGCGCTAAGAAATAATGCCTAGGTTTGGTAAGCGCTCTAGAGAGCGTCTAAAAGGTGTAGATACCAAACTTGTAAATGTCCTTAATGAACTTGTTAAAATTATGGACGTTACTATCATTGAGGGTCTACG